CTGCGTTAGACACATCTTGCCACGTTTCGGGTGTCTTTTCAAGTGGTGTCCATGTTTCAGGCGTATTTTGTTCAACTTCCCACTTCTCAATTGCTCGGCATGTCGTAGACAATGCCGTTGCAATTGCTGACGCGGAGAACTGCACCCGGTTAAATGTAGCAGTTGTGCTTAGTGCTGTATTAATTTGAGATGCACCGCTAAATACAACAACTGCGTTTGATGATGTGCTAGATGATGGTGTTATATTTGATATTGCATGTCTCACACGCACCATATCTGAGCTGGTTGTGGATGTTGTGGCAATTGCACTGCTTGAGTTACGTGTTCTTGCGCCAGCAGCGGATGTGGATGAACTGGCAGATATTACTGATGCAACTTCACGCACACGCTGGGCAGAACCAGACGTTGTTGATGATGTTGTGCTACTTGCAGATGCTTCACGTACTCTTTGCGCTTGTGTAGCAGTCGTGGATACTGTGATTATGTCAGATGCGCTTAACCTAACACGCACTGAAGCCGCAGCAGTTGACGTAACTGTAACAATTGCGCCAGCGCCATCCGTGACAAAGCCATCTAGCCCAAAATTATATGAGCCATATGCACTTCGTCCATATCCACTGCGGTATTCAGCCATTAGTCTAGGGTAATATCAAGATCGCCTGATGGTAAGCGGAAAACATCACCTGTATCAATTGTTTTGCTTGTCGTTAATGCAGCGTAAGCAATTAAATTGCCACCAGATGCAGCATCAAACACGCCTACGTGTGTAACTGTGCCAAATGATGCTGTTGCTGTATCCCACTCAATAGCTGCGTTATTTGACGCTGTATTGCCTGATACTGTGAATGTTACAGCCTTACGACCATATCCACCGCCAGACACTTCTGTGCCACCGCCTGTATCGCTTGGTGCGGCAGTGTATAATGCTATGTGCCACGCTGTGGGGCGTGTTGCGCTACCTGTAGTAAACACCCACGTTAGAACTGTAGTCTCGAATGTATTAGAAAAACTCATTTTAATATGCCCTTATTTTCATACGACGACCAGAACCGCCAAATTTAGCTTTTTCGCTTGCTCGATTTATAGCATCAATTGCATTTTGGTACAACGCTGCCCATACTTGTATTCTTGCATCATCTTTTAAATATGGCGCAGAATGTATCAATGAACCATACAAATATGCGTCAGGATAATGCTCTAATATCCAATTTGACGTGTTACTATCAGATAATGCATCTGTTTTGCCAAAATAATACAATTCTGACGTGTATGTGCCATCTGGAACTGGATAAACCTCTAATTCACCTGCCGTAACTGCGTAATATGCTGGTTGCCCGCTTGTGTTTAGGTTTCTAAACTTGCGATCAAGCATCTCTGCTTGCGATATTAGCTCAAGTGGGCGTGTATCTCCGCTTGTGATGTAAAATCGTATAACTTCGAGCATATCTGCGGGTATTGCGCTATACTGCGTGTCAATCTCGGCTGTGCTGCGCTTTTCTTGCCGCCAATGACGAATTTGCCTGTTTAAATCTGCTTCTGCGAGTGAGACAAACGTAGATGACACAGATGCTAGGTCATCTCTATTCAGAAAATCTGCAATATTTGTCTTTAATTCTGCATATGTTGTAATTGGCATTAGTTATACCCACCTATTCCTCTAAGTAAGTTAGGATATGTTTTAAAAAACGCGTCTCTTAAAACTTTCATAATTTCTGGGTTATTTCTTGCGCTATCTACTACACTTGGGTCTACTAATTGTAAAAACTCGTTAAATTTAGCTTGAGCTTCACGACTTTGTTGCTCCATAGCGCCATCGCCACGTCCACTGCCTACAGGATCAGGCGCGCTTGTCATTGGCATATCTAATGCATCAGGACGCATATTTGTCCTATATCCAACACCCATAGAATCTGGTCTATTACTTGGCATATCTCTATTTGGGAAAGAAGTTGGATAATCGTATTCAAAATCTGGCGCGCTTGTCATTGGCAAGTCTAATGCATCAGGACGCATGTTTGTTCTATACCCCACACCCATAGAATCTGGCCTTCTTTCACCTTTATTCAACAAACCTAATGGACGTAGTTTTGGTGGTGCTGACGTCATTTTTGACAGTAAACCATCTTTGACAGGATCATTGCCAGCAAAGTTAGCTTGGCCTAGCGTGCCGTAATACGTTCTATCACCAATATTCTCTACAGGTTTACCACCAGAGCCTAATAACTGACCATCAACATATTCCATATTATCGCCAGGCGTTAAAATGTTTGCTAAAAACTCAGTAATGCTGTTTCTATCGCTTGCGCCTTTGTCTAACGAGTTAAGAAAGCTTAAAAATTTATTTTGTGCCATAATCCTAGCCTATTTGGTATATTTGCTACACGCTATCACAATTCTCCAACATTATCCAGAACCTTACGCATTCTATCTGATAACTTCCACTTACCAGCCCGCCAATAAGCTGCATTTTGAGCGTCTTTTATATCTAAACCAAGGCTATTATAATATTTTATCCATTTTGTGATAATTTTATTTTTCATACTTGGCGTTAATTGGTCAAATGTAGGTTTTTTCATGCAATACCTTTTAAATTACGCTTAATTGGCTGTTTCCACGTAGATATTGACCCAGATAACGCTGTTGTAGCATCTGAAGCCATAGTTAAACATAATGCGTCAGCTAAATCAGGCGATTTTAACCCACGTTTACGCATTTCATCTTTACTTTCAGCTTTCATTTTACCTGATGAAGTAAACGAATACCTAATTGCAGTTAATTCTGCCAGCAACTGGTCATCTTTTGGTAGTTTGCATGACCTATCTTCTAGCCAACCCTTTGTTTTAAACCATAATTCACTGCGTAAATTCATATATGTATGACCCATAGCGGGGGCTTCACTTACATTCACCCCACGTACTGGCGCGCCTAATTCACGTAATCTATCAACTACACCGCCGCCAACACCAATGCTATCCACAAGTATCTCGCTAGGGCGTAGGCTAGGGGATAATCCTTCATATTCTGCCATTACCCTACCTACAGTCTGCATTAGGTCTAAACCTTGCCAAGACTGTATATCAGTTACAACGCTACCATATCGCTTACATAACGCAGTTTTGTCTGTGCCAAATCGTGCAACATCTAAGCCCCATATGGGTCTTATATCTTCAATTAGCTCAATATCACGATGTATTGCGCTTTCTGCGAGATGGAACGGTATAATCGTATCATCATCTGCTAATGGGAACTCGCCTAATACACGTATACGAAACGCATTGCTATCCTCACCATAACGCTCACGCATCTCATCAACAAACTCATCTGACACAAGTGGGCTATCCACGCATGACCATCTGCGTGTCCACCAAGATTTAGCCATACGTGTTTGGCTTTCGTAAAACGTACCTGATGAACGTGTGGGGTTAGACAAAAGTAACGTGGTAGCATTATGCCCTGACATTGACCCAGCCGCAGCCTCAAACACCTTTTCTGGCACACCTGATGCTTCATCTACCACCAACAAAACATTCTCGGAGTGAACACCAGCTAGGGCTTCTGGCGTCTCGGCGCGAGAAGTTCTAGCGGAGATAAACGCTTCAGACGCAGCTGCGGTTAGTTCTACACGGTCTGATTTTACATTAAGCAATTGCTGTAGATTAGGTGGCAACTCGTTAATCCATCTCTTCAACTCAGCAAACAATGCATCAAACAATTGGCTGGACGTGGGGGCTGTGACAACAACCTTATTAGGAAAACGCAGCAACACGTACCACAACATAGCCCAGGAAGCAGACGTAGACTTGCCTGTACCGTGGCCTGATCTGACTGACATTTTACGCTCACCATCTGATATGGCATTGAGAAACTCTGCTTGGTAATCATATGGCGTAGCTCCTAGCACCTCTTTGACGAATAGCACTGGGTCATCTCGATAGCGTAGGACAAACTCTTGTAATGGGTTATCACTCATCGGATACATCCTCATAATCTACGTCAATCGTTTTAGCTTCACGCTCACGATCTTCACGATCTATTGCCGCCAAGTCGGAATTGACTTTGCGTAATGCATCTAAATGCATGTCACCCACAGATATAGTCACGTTTGTCTGGGGTCTATTCCCGTAACGCTCTTGATTATACGAGCCTGCCATGAATTTGCGCCACTGCACCTTTTCACGGGTGGCGGCTATTTCGCTGCTGCTTGACCCGCCATCTAGCTCATCTACCATTGTTAGACCTTGCTCTACAAGTGCATCAGCTGCTTCACGCCTAGCTTTACCTAAAGCCTGCGAATATTCAGGTATCTTATTTAAAGTTGTGCTGAGATATTCCCTGTTACACCCAAAGTCTTTCGCAAGCTGAGTTATAGTATTACCTGAAGCAATCTCCTGAA